AATATTCACCAGCAATTATTTTAGGTGTATGCACATTCGTAGCTGATTTATTAGTACACCCAACGCACTTTTACCAATGGTATAGCGAAGCATTAGCAACTGGTATTGGTGCTGGTTTATTATCTGCTTTCTTTATTTATAAAGGTGAAAAAAATGAGTTGGGATAATTTTAAGATAGAAGAGTTTGCTTGCAAGCATTGTGGTGAAAATAAGATTGAACACGAACTCATAGATAAGTTACAATTACTAAGAAGCGATGTAGGCTTTCCATTTAAGATAACAAGTGGATATAGATGTGCAGAACATCCTGTTGAAAAAAACAAAAAAGCACCAGGCACACACGCATTAGGATTAGCTGCTGATATAGCCTTAAGAGGCGAACAAGCGTTAGAAGTAATATCAAAAGCTACAGATTACGGATTTACGGGTATTGGTATAAACCAAAAAGGCAATGCAAGATTTATACATTTGGACATTTCAAAAGATTCACAAGGAAGGCCGCGCCCTCATGTGTGGAGTTATTAAATGGAAGTAAGCGCGATTCTGTTTTGGAATGTAATTATCACTTTGGTCTTTGGGCCAATCATATATGGTATACGCGCAAACGCGACAGAAACAAAAAGAATTGATATACTAGTCAATAAGACTAGAGAAGAAGTTGCTAGCAAGTTTGTAACTAAAGAAGAACTAGCACTTTCTATAGACAGAGTTATAGATCGTTTAGATAAACTAGACGAGAAAATGGATAAGATAATAAGATTATGAGTAAAGGCGCATTTCCAACCCAATCCTATTTAGGTAATTTTGGTAATTATAATTTACCACCTATGGCATTTACTAATAGGTTCATGCCACCAAAACCTAATTATCAACCCTTGATGAAAATGCCAACACAGCCTGATCCTCGAGCTGGGTTTATGTCTATCCAGCAACAACCAGCACCATATATACAACCAACACCTGTGCAACCAGCACCCCAGTTACCCCCGATTGAGCCAATGGTCACACCAACGCAACCCCTTACTACAACACCACAACCGTTGGCTCAAGCACCTTCTTTACTAAGTGTTCCAGATAGAGTGGAACAACCTAGAGATAGATTTATGTCTATTAACAGACGTGGTGATTTACCACCAATAAACTTATTTAGATAATGTCAATTACACACGAAGAAGTAGTTAAAGCTGCACAAGCTGAACAGATATTAGAATCAGATGTTTTTAAAGAAGCTATCGAAAATTTAAAAAATGAATACGTCACTCATTGGTTAAATCTCAGAAACATTGATGATGTAAAGGCAAGAGAAGATATACACAGATCAATCTTGCTCCTACCAGAAGTCGAAAGACATCTTAGAATTATTGCTGAAAAAGGCAAACTAACCAAAGCTAATATTAATAAAATTAGAAAAATTGGTTAAAAACCTCATTTTATTTGTATAATATACCTTTAAATACATAAGGAGTATTTTATGAGCAATAACGGAAAACCGACTGCTTTACAAACGGAATTAGATAAAACTACTACTGCGTTTGAAAGTTTTTTAACCCCCGAAGAGGATAAGGTTGAAGAGACAGTCGAAGAAACACAAGTAGTAGAAGAAGAGTATTCTGATAATGATGAAGAAATCTTAGATGATATAGATGATGAGATTGCTGCTGAACTAGATGAATACGAAGAAGAAAGCGATGAAGAACAAACCAATGTTGAAGAGGAAATCGAGCAACCTTTAACATTTACTGTAAAAGTAGATGGTCAAGATATAGAGGTCACGCAAGAGGAACTTATCAACGGATATTCTCGTCAGCAAGACTATACGCGTAAAACTCAAGAACTCTCTCAACAGCGAAAAACTATTGAGCAGCAGCAAGCAGAGTTAGCGCAAAGAGATGCGATTTATTCGCAGTTGTTACCGAAGATGGAAGCCCAGTTAAAGGGTGAATTGGCTAACGAACCAGATTGGAACAGATTATACGAAGATGATCCTGTTGGTTATGTAAGAGAAAAACAACTTTGGGATGAAAAGAAAGAGAAGGCTCAAGCTATACAAGCTGAACAGCAAAGACTTCAAGAAGAGGCTTTTGCAGAACAGCAAAAACTAATTCAACAACAAGTTGAGTTTGGACAGCAAAGACTTCTTGAACTAATCCCAGAGTGGCAAAATCCAGAGGTAGCTGCTAAAGAAAAAGCTGCTATCAGAGATTATGCAATTAACACTCTTGAATATACTCAACAAGAAGTTGATTCTGTGTATGACTACCGAGCTTTACTTGGTTTACGAAAAGCATGGTTAAACGACAAGATTGCCGAAACCGTGAAAAAGAAACCAACACAAAAAGCCCCGGCTAGAGTTGCAAGACCTGGAACAGTTACCAAGAAAAAAACGATAACTCCTGTGAGAAAAGCAAAACAAAGGTTGGCCAAATCTGGCAAAGTCCAAGATGCGGCTAAAGTATTTGAACAATTAATTTAGGAGAATTATTATGGCGCAAGTCCAAAATGCCTTTGACACTTATGAGGCTGCTGCTGACAGAGAAGATCTAAGTAATATTATTTACAACATCTCTCCAATGCAAACACCTTTTATGTCATCAATCGGCACAAAAAATGTAAAAAATGTTTTATTCGAATGGCAAACAGAATCATTACCAACACCGTCTGGTACTGGTCAGCTAGAAGGATTTAACCTTACAAGAGCTACATCAACACCTACTTCAAGGGTGAAAAACGTATGTCAGATTTCTTACAGAGATGCAACTGTAACAGGCTCACAAGAGGCTTCAGATGCAGCTGGTAAAAAATCAGAAATGGCACACCAATTAGCTATTATGGCTAAAGCCTTGAAAAGAGATATGGAAGAAGCTCTATGTCAAAACAATGCTAAAAACGAAGGTAACGTTACAACAGCTAGACAAACTAGATCTTTTGAAGCTTGGATTACATCCAACAAAAGCAGAGGAGCTGGTGGTGCTGATGGTAGTGATACTACAGCAGCTACTGATGGAACACCAAGAGATCTTACAGAAGATCTACTAAAAGATGTTCTACAGGATATGTTTGCTAACGGTGCAGAACCTAATTTAGCTATTTGTGGTCCACACAACAAGGGAGTAATCTCTGGTTTCACAGGTAGATCACAAGCTAGACAATTTGTTGATGCAAACACAGTAGAAGCTTCAGTAGCTATCTACTCATCTGACTTTGGTGAACTAAAAATCGTTCCATCAAACAGATCAAGAGAAAGATCACTATTATTAGTTGATCCAGAGTTTGCAAAAGTATCTTACTTAAGAAACTTTGAAACAATTGATATAGCGACTATAGGCGATGCAGAAACAAAAATGATTGTGGCTGAGTATGGTTTAGAAGTATCTAACGAAGCTGCTCATGGTATTGTTGCTGACTTAACAACATCATAAGTTGTAATACTATTAAAGGGTTTAGGCTTTGGTCTGAACCCTTTTTTTTGTGGTAGAATTACCTCATGGCTAAAAGTACAATCATAGATTATAAAAAAGGCTACAAGCATGAATTTGCTACTGAGGATGATAAAGTTATCTATCACACCACTCAAGATGTAGCACCTGTTATTGAGCATTGTAAAAACCTTTCTGAATTAAGACCAGGCAAAGACTTCAGACACGTTGCTGAAGTACCTATGGTGGTATATCAAAAAGCTTGTAGAGAAGGTTGGGCCAAAGACACTAAAAAATGGAAAGAATGGTTAAACCATTCAGATAATAAAGTTTTCCGAACATGGAAAGGTAGAATATGACATACGCAGAATTAAAAACCAATATCGCTAACTTTTTAAATAGATCAGACTTAACAAGTCAATTAGACTTTTTTATTGATGCTACAGAAGCAGAATTTAATAGAAGATTAAGAGTTAAAGATATGATTAAAAGAGCTACTGCAACAGCAGATAGCCAATATTTATCATTACCAACTGATTGGTTAGAAGCTATAAACGTACAACTTGATGGTAATAATTTCACACCGCTAATGCAACAATCTATAGAGTCATTAGATATATATAGAAAGTCTGTAGATAATGTAAGCAGTCAACCTGTTTATTACGCTTTGGTTGATAATACTATTGAATTAGCACCTACCCCAGATACAAGTTATACGCTACAATTAACATACTATGGCACTATTGATGCTTTGAGTGATTCGAATACAAGTAACTTTATTTCGAACTCATACCCAGATGCATACTTATATGGTGCTTTAAAACACGCATCTATATATCTAATGGAAGATGATAGGGTTGCTTTATTTACACAGCAATTTGAAAAAGCCTTAGAAGAGATGCGATTAGAACAAGAAAAGGCTGAATTTGGTAAAGGCTCGTTAATGCAAAGACGAAGAACTTATGGCAAAGCAGGCAAAAATACTTATGTTTGGAAAAATAATTAGGAGATAATATGGCAGGATTTAGCGATTATTTAGAAGATAAAGTGTTAGACCATGTATTTGGTGGTAACGCTTATTCAGCACCATCAACATTATATGTTGCTTTATACACAGTAGCACCTACTGATACAGGCGGTGGAACTGAAGTATCAGGCGGTGGTTATGTAAGAAAGACATCAACCTTTAACGTATCTGGTACTAACCCAACCACAGCATCTAATGCTAGTGCAGTAGAATATCCAACAG